TGGAGGTGCTGAATGACGTTGCAGAGAATTAATTCTGTTGAACTTATAAATGATTCTGACCTCGGAAAGTCCATAAGTTCAAGTTCTTTTGATTTGGTAAATACTGCTGCCTATGCGTCACAGATGATGTCTGTCAGTTATGACGGCGGTAATTCATTCGGTCTGACTATACAGACCTATGATAATCACAAAGTAGTAAAGTCTGCCGATTCTCCGAGAGTTACAGAACATTACGGCTATTATTACTTCAGATCAAACAGAACATCATCAGTACAGGTTAAACCGGAGATTGAATGGGACTTGAAACTCATGAATTACGAGTCCATGAGAACTCTGGTTAATTCTAACTGGTCTCAGCTTCCTTATGCTAACTTAGAGTGCTTTCATTTGTCTGGTAAATTCTGCGGACTTAGTTCTTACGGTGACAGTGCGGGAGATTTTATGTTAATCCTGCTTCCGATAAAAGACAGACTTACCCCATGCGTCAGAGTTAAAGACAGTGTTTATTATGGTTATGTTCCTCTGCCTGCTAAAGTTCTTGATGGTGACTGGGTTCACTTCAGATATTTCTATGAGTACGACGATAACGATAATGTGATTAATGCCTGCATTGAAGTAGACAGAAAAGACATGCTCAAACAGGCTTTTACAAGTTATTCATACATTGAACGGTTTTATCTGTATCAGTCCGTTTTCTGCGAAAACAGCACATATATGTCCCGTACTCCGTTTCCATATACCCTGATTTCAAATGTTGTCCGCTCAAGTCTTGCAGAGGTGTAATTATGGCCAGTGATTATCTTGCTTATGAAATCAATCAGTCAAATATCGGCAATTACACAAACTCAGGAAATGACAGACAGGCGGTAATTAATTCAGTAGATTCAAGACTGTTCAGAAGCAATTTTTACGATGGATATCAGATAGCTGCAAACAACCGGATTGTTCAGCTCGACAGTAATCATGTAGGACATCTGCCGGCACTTACAGAAGTAGCGAACAATTACGGAAGTCGCTCATGTCTTGCTCTGTACTATATTGCTCCACGGTTCAGGTCATGGAACATGACACAGGGACTGCCGACTTTTGTTTTTGATTTGAGAGTAGTAATAAACTCTACAGGTCTTACAAGGGGAAAGAATACATATATCTTTGCAAAGACAAACAACGGAAATAGCGGTCTTAAGTTTACATGGGACGGAACAGCGGACAATCCGTCATTCTATCTGGATGAAACGGAGATACCGGCTCTGAAGACAGGATGGATAACGGTCAAAATTCAATGCACAAACTACGGTTCAGATAACTATTCTGCCTATGCTGATGTCTATGTTGATAACGTGCTGATTAAATCAGACCTTTACCTCAATTTCATTACTTCTGAAACCGGCTTTTTTGTTCACAATCTGTCTTCTGTCAGCACATGGGCGGATGAACCGTCTCATATCGAAATAGGAAATCTAAAAGTCTATCTGAGAGATGAATTTCCTTCACCTCCGGTCATTGAAACATCACAGGAAACTTTTATCGGTGCGGTTAAACTGTCCGCTTCTGCAACTGTAGACCCGTCACTTGAAGACCAAAGTGTTACCTGGCTATGGTCTACAGGAGAAACGACGAGCAGCATAATCATTTCCGAATCGGGAACTTATACAGTCACGGCAACTGACACGGCAGGAGAGAGCAGCACAGTATCAGTCACAGTGTCAGACTTTTATAAATTGCCGGTTCCCTTACAGTCGGGATATCAGATTTCACATCAGCCTAACATTATCAGAACTGAAATGATGGATAAGCATTTCAGACAACGTTATTCAGACGTTGTGAAGCACAGTGAATTAAGCTGCCGGTTTCTTATGCTTCAGTCTGAACTTGATACCTGGATAGAAAAATGGAGAAATGACCTGTTCGAGGGTGCGGAATGGTTCTATCTGAAAACCCTTACAGGAGTTAAATCTGTAAGGCTAAAGAATGGCGAATTTGAATACAGTCTGCATCACAATTCAGATACAACGCTTTATGAAGTCTCTATGAAACTTGAGGTGAAAGAATGAGTTTTAACGCATTAAACACATTAAATGCCAGTGGTAACAGACTGCCTTTAGTAGCACTCAAAATCACATCAGACAGTCTCGATAATCCAATTTGCCTCGTACAGTCACAGGAGGAGAAGATACTCACGGACAATCACGGCAATTCATACACGTTTCTGCCGTGTTCGTTATCTGTAAACTTTCCTGAGCGTAACACCTCCGGTTTTTCTGATTTGACTTTTGTTGTGGGTGATTCTCTCGGTCTCTCAATGGGGTATGTGTCACAGGTTATGAGCAGCTACGACGTTGCAGACCTTACACTTTTAGAATATCTGCCGGGCGAAACAACTCCGGTCTATCATCTCACTTTAGCGGTAACTCATGCGGATATAACTCCGAAATCAGCGACTTTCAGTGCAGGCTGGCATGACTGCCTTAACTTAAAATTTCCGTACAGACGCTATACCGCAAAGCACTTCAAAGGTCTGAGATATGTCGCTTAATCTCAACCGTTATTTTTCAGTCCAGTACACAAGAGATGGGAGAAAATATCCATTTCTTAACTGCTGGGGACTGATTATGGATTTCTATCAGACTGAATTTGGAATCACACTTGATGGCTATACTGATTATGAGCCAAAGACCATGACAGGCGGATATTGTGAAGCGGTAAAGGAATTTGTGGAAGTTGACAGTCCGCAGGTTGGAGACGTGATAGCATTCTTCCGAAATAGCGGTATTTTATACCACGTCGGAGTATTTACCGATTCATCCCATTATCTACATTGTGAATGGCGGCACAACTGCCAAATCAGTGCATTAGAAAGGACTCACGAGCGTTACAGGATTTACAGACACAGGAGCAGATATGATCATTGAGTTCTACAACAGACTAGACCTCGTCAATCCGATTGAGTTTATCGAATGTGATTCTGTAGATTGCACAATTTATGATTTACTGTCTCAAAATGTAGAAAAACTGCAAATTGAAAAGTTAAAGTGTGTAGATTGCGTACTTGACGGACAGATTATTGATTTTGCTTTGTGGGATAAAGTAAGTCTCAAGAATGCTTATCATATCAAGTTTATTATCAATCCTCAGGCAGTTTCTAGTGTTGTAGGCATTATCATTGCGGTAATTGCTGCTGCGGCGGCGGTCTATGCTTATGTGATGGCAAGCAAGATAAAGAAGCCTGGAAGCAAGAAGACTAAGTCTCAGACCTCATCAATCTATGACCCTAACGCACAGGGCAACAAGGTTAAACTCGAAGACCCTATCCCTGAGCAATTTGGATATGTAAAAGCGTTCCCAGACCTTATCAGTGAGTATCACTATTATTACAAGAATAACATACGCTACATGGACGTTTTGCTATGCCAGGGAGTAGGATATTTCGATCATCCGTTAGACAGAGTCTACATAGGCAATACGCCGATTACAGACTATGACAAGAGTTTGTATAAGATTCAGATTGCAGAGCCGGGCGAAGATATCAGCGGACATACTGCTCATAACTGCTGGTATCAGTCAACCGAAGTAACAAACTCTGGACATGAAATCGTACCTAAAAACGAAAATACCGAGGATAAGGACACAGGAAACAAGAATTTAGCACCTCGTTTTTCCGGCAATACGTTCACGGCGTACAAGTCCGGCAATCGAATCACCGGAGTTGATTCATCCGGCCCTCACTGGCAGAATCACGTTACTGCGGTCAACCTCGGATATCACGAGGAAGATGTTTTTGAAATCAAAAATATGTCTGCCTTGCCCGACCTTGTCTTGAGAAGTGAGAGCGGTAATTTTTCCAACGAATTTTCATTTTTAGACTTATCCTATGTGCAGGATATTACAACCGGAACAAAAATCTATCTGCCGTACATCCCTTTTGATGATTTTGCAGACTGCTATGAAGCGGAGCCAAAAGCAAGACTGAATTGTTTTGTCGGCAGCGTTATCACTCCCGGAGGAAGTCCACAGACAATACCTATAGGCGGAATCAAAAAAGACCTCGACTATGAATTTCAGAGTGATGCCGGCGGTCAGTACATCCTGTTGCGTAATTTTCACTTCACCGACTCGTATCGCCCGATAGCAAACACGTCCAAATATGAAATCAGCGTATCACTTCCAAATTCAGACCTTAAAAGAACTCTGATTAAACTGAATGACAAAACAGGTGATATCAACAGTCAGACGTGGAGAGTGTCAAATACCGTTATCGACTATTCTTTGATGGTTGCAGACGGACGTTGGGATGTTAAATCGGTCACTGAATTGCAGGCTTTAGAAGTCGGGGACACTGTGACAATTTCCGGTTCTGAAGTCTACAGAGTAATGTACCATGCCGGTTATGGCTACAATCAGATTGATTACACGGTAGATGAGACTCATTTATACAAAATCACTGCAATCTCGGGAACTCAGATAACCTTTGACAGAAATCTTCCGGTCTGTGATTCATCCTCAATCCCAGTGATGGGCGTGGGCGGCAATCAGTTTGCAACTGCTTCACGCTATTCAATCTATATCGGCAAACAGGCTCCTTTCAATTACCCATATCGGGACGGTAACGGCTTTTATCGTGTTTTGTCCGAGGAAGAAATAAACGGTGCTACCGTACTTACATTAGAAGCAGTCACGGCAGACGATTTCGATTATGAAACGATTTCTAACTGGTCAGGTTTTGCTTTTGACGGGACTTATTCATGCCAGACTGAATTACTGACAGGAGCCAACGCAGGACAGAACGGAAAGCAGTCAACAGTCGGGCCGTTCAGAGCGTGTCCTCGTGGATGCGGTGCAAGATACTATGAACTTGATTTTACATTTCCGTCCGGTATTTACGACATGACAGATGACGGAGACTATAGCGAATGGACTTCTTCTATTCTGATTGAGTTCAGACCTGCCGGCAGTAATGCGAACTGGACTGAATACACAAAATCATGGACTTATGCAACCGGAGATGAACTCGGTTTTACGATTGCTTTTGATATGTATAACTTGAATGGTATAGACAATCCGGACGAATACATAGCGTATGAGTTCAGAGTTACAAACACGTCTGAATACTCGGATGATACATCAGTCATGCAAAAACTCTACTGGAACGGTCTCAAGTGCATGATTGCAGATGATGAATCATATCCTGATGTAACTGTGATTGCACTTACGATTAAAGGCTCGGAGACGTTATCTGAGGCATCAGAAAACCAAATCGCTACATACTGGACTCGAATGTTACCAAACATTGAAACCGGAGAACTTGAAAAGACCTGTTCAATCGTTCCTGCCGTGAAATATATCTGTGACCAGAGCCGTTATGATGATTTGTATGTACTCTCACACTGGCTCGATTACAGAGACATTACAGATGGAGCAGGGATTGAATTTAACTATCGTTTTGACGATTTCACAACGATTTTAGAAGCAATCAGACAAGTGCTGCAAAACGGCTATGCTGAGCCAGTCGTAAACGGTAATGAGATTCTACCAAAGAGGAAAGTTGCAACAGAGACGTTCACTCAGATGTTCAGTCCTCAAAACATTGTAGGTGAGGTTAAATTCAGCGGAACTCTGATAACCGAAGACACGGACAACGAACTTGATTTAACCTACATGGACGGTGATAAAGGTGACGGAACATGGAAAGAATACCAGGAATTTGTCGAACTCGACATACAGAGTAATACCGGTTCAAAGTCGTACTATCAGCAGAATCAGAATGTTCAGTCTGTGGAGTTATTAGCCTGTACTGACGAAGATTCAGCATACAGAATCGCATTAAGACAGTTGCGAGAAATGATGTATTGCAGGCAGGAGGTTTCTTTCAAGACTGAACTTGACGCTTTGAATTGCCAGTACGGTGATGTTGTCCTTGTAGCACTTCCTATGAATGCAAATCTAGTCTCGGGCAGAATCAGAGCGATAGACGAATCAACAAACATCATAACGACTGACCAGAACTTTACTACAGAACAGGTGACAGGAGTTATTTATATACGGCGTCCGGACGGTTCAGTTTGGGGCGGAACCTGCATTTTTTCAGACAATGGAAAATTGCAACTAACCTCAGTGTTAGACTGGTCAATATCGGACTGGCTGAATGACTATCCAAATCTTGAACAACCGTACTTTTGTTTTGGTGATGTCTTCAAAGGATGGGTTAAATCAATCAAACCGTCTGAGCATACGGCGTCTGTTACGGTTATTAACTATTCTGACAGAATTTTTGCAGACGATATATTCAGCGGTTATGGTGTTAGTCCATATGGCACTTGTGCATACGGTTCAAAATAGCGAGGTGAGAAATGACAACAACTTTGAGTGAGGGTGTAATTGTTCCTGACGTTGGCGACGTGAATTGGGCAGGCAAATTGGAGGTAAACTGGAATCTTCTGAACGGTGCATTAGCGAATCTGTCAGGTAACGTCAAACTTGACAGGGATAACACATGGACTGGCGAACAGTCGTTTACCCTGCCTATTGTCGGCTCAATCACCGGTACTGCAAGTAAAGCAATAGCAGACGAGGATGGAAACGCTATCAAGTCAAGTTACGGCAAACTTGCTGGTGCGAATACATGGACGCAGACTCAAACTTTTCAAAGCAATATCAATTTAACAAATACATCTTATACAATCGGCACAATTCCGAGTACAACTGCTATTTCTGCTTGCTATTTTGCTG